TTTGGTTTCTTTTGCTAGCCATACTTGTGTTTCGTTGTCGCAAAATTCTCCCCAAGCGAATCCTCGGGACCATGAAGTTGTTGCGCGGCGGTTTGCTGCGTAAGTCGTTAGTTTCGGATCCCCCAGCCATCCCACGCAATATCCCGTCGGATGCGCTCTGTTACGCCCCTCAGCCTGCGTAACCCGATGCAAGTGAGCAATGATCGCTTTGTTGTGCGTGCCCGTGCAAATCGATTCTGCGTGATCTCTGACGGACATTTCATTGGTCATATACCCGTGGCCGGCCAACGCATCGCCAAACGGATACCACCCGTGCTGGAAGTCGTAGTCGATTACCTTGCATTTTAGCTCTTTAGCGCGGTCTTGAATCTGCTGGTACACTCGGCACGCTAGCGCCGAGACAATCGCCTTGGGACTAGACATGAGGTGCACCAGCCGCGCCTCGTGATTGCCCAACATGTAGACTTGCGGCTGAAGCTGTGACAGGAAAGCAAGCCCGTCGTTGAGGTCGCCTTCGGGGTCGCACGCCTGATCGCTATCCGAGGCACCACCCCTAAGAGCTGCCAAGTCAATGGCGTCGCCCAGGTGAATGGTAAGTGATGGCTGAAATCGCGCCTTAAACGCCAGCACCTGCCGCAGTAACGCTTGGTCAGCAAGATGCCCGTGGGAGCATCCAACAGCCATCCATCGCCGCCATTTGCGGGTGATGTTAGCCATGCGTGACGGCTAGCTGGAGAGCATTACAGCGATTCAACCAACCCTTCAAAAACACGCCTTGAGTCGCGTTTCTGTCAACAATTTTGCGGTAATACTCACGACGCAAATCGATGATGTTTAGAGCGATAGCGAGCGAGTCATTGTCCTTAAGTGCGTGCTCAACGTCCTTTAGTGTCTGCGGCCCAAAGCCCCCGTCGACTTTCGAGCCCACCGCTTTTTGCAGCAGCCTGGTTGCCCCGCCCACGCCAATGTTTACGCAGCCATCAAAATGGACTAAGTCTATCGGTGCAGGTAGTTGCCCACATTTGCCAGACTGCCAGTATTTGCGCTCATAAATCGAACGCACCTCCTCGGCGGTTATGAGTCGAATTGATTGCGTCGGTAAGCCGCGCTCTATGCGGTCTTTGTCGTACTCGGTATGAGTAATGCCAAAATTAGTTGCGCCGCCGCTGTCTGCGGGGTCGTTGGAATAGCCGCCCTCCTGCGACAAAACAAATTTCAGTGCGGTGCTATTCATCATCGTCCTCTTCATCGCTACCGGCCATCATCTCCAGCCAGTTTTCCATTTGTTTCTGCCGGGCTAACACGTTGCCGTAACCCACATTAAAAACGTCCGTATGGTCTGACGTTTCTGCCTGCGCAAAGATTTGCACAACCTCAAAATGCTCACTAAGAGCCTGAGCAACTCGGCCAAGAAAATCCTCTGTAGACTCGTCTGAAAACGGTGCAATCATTTGGTTTTAAATGCTTTGTAAAATTTGTAGCCCGTGTAGCTTATTGCCAAAAACAGCGAGAAAATCCGCAAGCCCGTTTCAAACTCGCTCACGGAAATTGCGACTGCCACGCTATTTACATAACCGACTGATAAGATGTCGTCAATGTGTCGGCTCATCGGTTTTGTAAATGTTTCATGGCAGAGACTGAGTCGAGTAGTTGCAACTCCAACGCCTGATATCTAGCCGCCGAGTGCCATGTTTCACCGCCCGCCGCTTGATACGTCTGCCCCTGTTGCAGATGGAGCACCCCCGATGGCGGGTAAAGCGATGCCAGCGGCACGCGTGAAACGGTCGCGCAACCTGTCAGCAAGAGCGTCGTTGCCAGCAGTCCGAGCGGTAAGAATAGCGTTTTCCGTTTCATCGCAGTAGCGTTCGATTTCTCGCGTAAGTTGCCAGTGGGCAGTGATTACGCGCAACTGCAACCAGCTACTGAGCGACTGGAGGAGGAGTAGGACCATTGGATTCCCCGAGGAAGATTGCCAACGCGCCTGCAATAGCCGCCACCGCGTGCGTGATCGCTTGGAACTTGGCGTCCGGTAAATTAACGCCCACGAGGCCGAGCAGTGCAGCTAGTCCGGCGTAGGTTGAGGGTTCCTGAAGTCGTTTAAGCAGTGTTTTCATAAAATTAAACCGTAATCAGTGCCGTTTTTTTCCACGTGTTGTTGGCCGTGCAGATGTACATATAATTCGCATCAAACGCCATTTGCCCGGGACGACCAACAGCCGTTGCCGTTGCGGGCACTGCGCCTGTGCCGCCAGCCGCGCCGTTGATAAATGTGGCTTTAATGCAACGAATCTGCCCAGTAATCGTCGTGGAACTAACAGTTTGCGACGCTGAAACTATGTAGGTTCCTGCGCCTCCCGTACCCGTGCCTAGTGCGGTAATAGTTGTGCCTGCGGTTACGCCCGCGCCGGTGATAAGCATGCCAACTTGAATGACGCCCGTTGGCGTGCCAGTAACGGTTAAAACCGTTGTGGCAATCGAGCCTGCAAATGTTGCGCCCGTTGTGACGTACTCGTTAGTTCCATCCCATTCCACGGAATGAGCCACTGGAGTTGTTGTTATTGCGCCCGCCTGAAAAGCAAGCGGAATATTTCCCCCGGTAGAACCTGCCCAAAGAGTTTGCTTTCCAGAAAATGTGTTGGAACTAGTGGTCGCATTTGCAGCCCTCTGTGCAATAAGGGCATTTGACCAAGCTGTTCCTCCAGAAGCATTTGCAGTTACAGATGGAAGAGATTCAGATGCTGCTGTTGGATAAATTGAATAGACATTCCCTTGTCCATTAGCTGCACTGCTGCTTCTTATTGTTTGAAAATAATATGCGGACGTCAATAAGGTGCCTCTAAACCAAGCTGGGCGCGTATAAACTGGTGCAATTCCAGTTCCGCTTGCCATGGTTACATTGCTTTGTGTTGTTATTATTGATGCGGATATATTGACTATTCCGCTAGTTCCATTGAATGTTCCAAATGATGCAATGGTAACTGTGTTTGTGGAATTTGGAATTACAATAGTTTGCCCAACTGCAACTATTCCAGATGTTACTGAATTAATATTCAGAGACGTGCTGCCTGATGCAAGTGTTCCAACAAATACGGCTTGATAGCCAGTTGTTGTGACAACCCATGGCCCAAGATTCATCGAATTGCTTGCGCTGCTGCAAAGAATATTGTCTCCAGCAGTTAAAATCGAATGAGCAACAAATGATGGAGTCGTTGTGCCTGATGTGAAGACGTAACTTGCAGTTGTGCCAGTTCCTAAATTTACGTTTGAAACCACTGGTCGAATTTGAGCAGGAAACCCAAGGTTATTTATTGCATCGTCACCATTAGTTCCTCCTGTTCCACCATAAATAACCCCTAGCGTGCCTGCGGTAACATCCGCAAGACTCATGGGCTGAAGGCTGACATTTGTGCCATCAGAGCGAAAGTGGTAGCCTGTTGTTTGTGCGCCAGAAATGGCGTTAAGTGCTGCTTGTTGTGTTGTCTCACCAGTGCCGCCTTGCGCCAATGTCACAGCCTGAGCCGTAGACAACGCGCCGAGCGACGCCGCCGTAATTGCCGCCACGCTGGCAGTTGTCGCGTATGTCGCCCGCTCGCTGGTTGCCATCGCTCCGATGCTTGCGGGCGTAATCGCCGCAACCTGTGCGGTGCTTGCTGCGCCTGCGATTTTGCTCAACGCAATACCAGCCGCTGCGTCAACATCAGCGTCCACAAGCAGGCTTGCGGGCGACTGCAAAACTCCGCTGGAGTTCTTCCAAAGCCCGGTGCCACCAACCAACGGAAGCGAAGTGTGGACGTGCGAGGGTGTTCCGTCGCCAAATTGAGCAGTAACATTGTGATTATTGCCAGTGGCATACGCTTCAATCGCGATGTAGATCCGATCCGTAAGCAATACGGTTGTCTGCTGCACCAGAACTGAAAGCGAATACTGCGCAGAGCTATTGTTAATGACCTGCCCACCAGACGTGCCCAAAAGCGTTAGCGTGGTGCCGTTGTAAATGTAAGCAACGGCACGTATTGACGTGCCTGCTTGTGCGTTAGCGTTACCGTATGCCCAGACGTTAAAATCCCACAAGCCCGCTGGAATGGTCGTAGTTGCTGGATCCACCGGAGCGGATTCCGAGACAAACCCAGCCACCAGCACCCATGTATTTTGCGTCAGCGTGCCCGTTGTAACGGTCGTCTGCCCAGTCTCGCCCGTGCGGCCTAGCTGGTGCGG